TAATTGAAACATGCAATTGATTGCATGTCTCAAGGGGAGGGAAATCTAATGTCTCTGCTTGACTATGTGAAACCGACTCTGGCACCAGATGTGTGGGCTGATGAAGGAGAAGTTTTAGCTTCTTCGGTAGAGAAGCAGATTGTTGGCACACTTGACGGAATATTTAGGAAGTTCGGCACTGAAATGGAAGATTTTGTGGCTAATCTCTATATTATTGGGGGCATTACCAGTCGTCAGTGGGTTGATAGCTCGGACATTGATGTAACGGTTGTGGTGCGAGATGATGTGACTGAGGATACACTGGAGGCCATCCATCGTTATGTTGTTAAAAATGTGAATGGACAGACTGCTCCCGGAACAAAACATCCAGTTAACTACTTTTTCAAGCGCAAAAAAGATTTTACCACCGAGGTAGCCCAGGCAGTTTATGATGTGATGGGAAGAAGATGGCTTTATCGGGACGAGCGGGGCGACGAATATGACCCAGAGGTTAGGTATGAAGATAAATTGGTTGTAGCTAAGGCAGTTGCCTCGAATGTTATCGAGTTGATGGAGGAACTAAAGCGGGACTTGCTTGATTTGGCCGACTTAAAAGATTTAGTCAAGGATAGTGATTTTTATCGTGACCTTTATTACAAGAAGCAGGCACAGGCATGGGCTGATGTGGATAATCTTCAGCGACTTTACTATCAGATTCATCAACAACGCAATCAAGCGTTTATTGACGACCCCCGAGGTGGAAATGAAAGTCTGGCTAATGTTATTTATAAATATCTGGAGAAATACAGTTACTTGAGCGAACTGAAGGATATTCTCAATAGTCGGGAAGAGTTTATTAAAAGTTTGAGCCAGGCAGTTGGGTTGGATATTGAGGAAGTGCTGGAGCCAAAACCGAGAGTTGAGGAGGAGGTGCGGAAAAGCGAGCCTCCATCGGATTCAATCCGAGAGAAGGTAGCAGCCCTGTGCCACGAGCAATGGTCGTGTTGGATGAGTTATTTGTTCGACAAGAGCATCAAGAATAATGACGGTAGTGTGACTATTCCTAAGGATTTTGTTGAGCGGTGGATGCGACAGATGAGGACGTCATATACAGAGTTGAGCGAGCCGGAGAAGGATAGTGATCGCCGTGAAGCTGATAAGTTTTTATTGCTGTTGGGTATTGAGGCAACGGAGGGTATAGGCAATGATAATTACCAAGAAAGGTAAGAGTGTTAGTGTTCTTACTTTTAAGGAGTTTGAGGCACAGGCAGTTAGCCGAGCCAAGAGTCTTAGCCCGGATGAGCTTAAGTTTTTCCAGCAGGGTATTCGTGAGATTGTTCAGATGTATCAGGCCGGGGAAAAGATTACTCCGGACAAGTTTGATATGATTGTTAATAAATATGTGGCTCTGGCAAAGTGGAAAAATGGCTGTGCCCCGGTTGATCCAGAGACATTTTTGCTGGATGATTTTTATCTTGGTAAAATGGGGAAGACACTTTATCCGAAGTTGATTGATGACTTTATTGAGTTATTTTCGGGGAACTATTACAAAGTGCTATTGATGGGTTCTATCGGTTGTGGCAAAAGCACTTTTGCCTATATCAGTATGGCCCGTGTGCTTTATGAGTTAAGTTGTATGAAGAGTCCACAAAGAGTTTGTCATATTCAGGAGGGGAGCCGTCTTGACCTATTAGCAATTAGTGTGCGAGTTCCGTTGGCAAAAAAGGCTGTTTATAAACCCGTATGTGATATTATAGAGGCCAGTCCGTATTTTCAGCAAAACTTTAAGCCAGACATCACTCAGGACGAATGTCGTTTTCCGTCGAGCATCAATTTCCAGCCAGTAGCCAACGATACTGTTAATGTTCTTTCATTAAATGTATTTGGTGGGATCATTGACGAAGTGAACTTTATGGACACTCCGCACAACCGTGCAGTATCGTCTGATGGTCGGGCTATTACAAACGCCGAACAGCTTTATAATAGCCTAAGTCGTCGTATCAAGTCTCGTTTTATGGAGGGCGGTTATATTCCTGGAAAGTTGTTTTTGTTGTCGTCCAAGCGAGCCAAGTCTGATTTTACGGAAAAAGCGGTGCGGGATGATGCCGATGACCCGAATGTGTTTGTTCGTGACCATGCCATGTGGGAAGTCAAGCCAGGTGTTTTTATGAACTCGAAGATGTTCCGTGTTTTGGTCGGAAATGATGTGGTAAAGAGTCGTATTATGAAAGATGGTGAGGAGCTAAAGAAATCTGAAATCGATAGTGGTTGTTATTATATTGAAGTCCCGGAAGAATTTCGCTCGGAATTTGAAAATGAGTTAGAGGGGTCTCTGCGAGACTTGGCCGGTATTGCGACGGAGGCTATTCATCCGTTTATCGGAAATCGGGAGGCCCTGGCTTTGGCGGTGGATAAGAGCAGAGAACATCCATTTACATCATACGAATGGGTGGCTGGAGACGATGCTTCGTTTATTTGGGAAAAGCTGTGCAGGAAAGACCCCATTACAGGGGAAATGACTCCGATATTGCATCCTTATGCTCATCGCCATGCTGCTATTGATACTAGTTTGACGGGTGATGCCACGGGGCTGGCGGTTGGTCATCAGGCGGGGGTGAAGAAGATGACAAAGATTAGTGATGATGGCGGGCAGGTAATCGAAGAGTTGCCGATTGTCGTTATTGATTTTATGCTTCGTATTCGTCCGCCGAAGGGTGATGAGATACAGCTCCTTGATGTCCGACGACTTATTTATGAACTTAACAAGCACGGTGGGTTTAATATCACATTTGTGGGGCTGGATGGGTTCCAGTCTGTGGACAGTAAGCAACAGTTTGTCCGCAATGGTATCCAATCGGAAATTATTTCGGTGGATAGGTCTCCCGACCCCTACTTAGCTTTGAAGCATTGTATTTATGATGGGCGGATATTATTTTATGAATATTGGCCTCTTTTGGACGAGCTGAAATCTTTGGAGTGGATTGCGACTAAGAAGAAGGTAGACCACCCCGAAGGCGGAAGTAAAGATGTAGCTGATGCGGTTGCTTCAGTTTGCTATACAGTTCAGGGCTTGCATAAAGATAGTCATCGTAATATAATTAACTCATTGCCAATGCCGACTCCAATTAAGGGTGGACATATTGACGGTGAGGGAGATGATTCTTATGGCAATTTTGGATTCAGTCGTTTGATACAGGTGAGTCCATCTTCTGGGCAAGAGAGGCGATTTAGAGGCTATCCTGGGGAATCTCGTTACGAAAGTGATGACAGATAATGGTTATAATGAGAATAATAAGTAAATAGGTGGTGAATCATGGCCATCAAAGAGACGATTAAAAACTTTATCCGTGAAGTCTTCGGTCGGGAAAAGGGACGGCAGGAAAGTTCTAAAATTGACGACATGATGGATAAACTGCCGAGTCATCTTTCGTTCTTGGTGGGCGGTGGCATTAGTGACATTGCCAGATATCTCCAGATGGAAGATGATATTAAGTGCTTGACAGGGGATACAAGAATTGCTGTGTTGAATGATGGCCTACAGTGGGTGCCCATCAAGCAGTTGGCGGAGGTTTATGGGGCAGACGACTCACTATTTGTTCTTAGTTACGACCGAGAACATAAAAAAGTGGTTTGTGCTAAGGCATATCATCCTAGAAAGACCAAGGAAAATGCCAAAGTTTTTTATGTAGTGATGGCTGGTTCACTCAAGAATGCAAACCAGTCGTATGTGATTCGGGCAACGGCCAATCATCCATTCTTGATGCAGGATGGTAAAACATATAAGCGGGTGGATGAGTTGAAGCCTGGTGATTTAGTAATGCCTGTTAGTTCATCGTCAAATGGCTGTATGGACGCTCAGCACTGGATAAAGAGTATATGCGTCGTTGCTGTTCTCCCGGCAGGGGAGGCTGATGTATACGACTTGACTGTTCCAGGCTACGAGAACTTTGCAGCCGAGGGTGTGTTTGTCCATAATTCCCGTTATATGGATTACGAGGATATGGATGACCTCCCAGAACTTTCGGCAGCCCTTGATATATATTCTGACGATTCGACCCAACCGCATGTTGTGTCCGGCGAATCATTGTGGGTTGAGGGACAAAATCAGGAGCTGGTGGACGACCTGAACGAGATGTTGCAAAAAAGAATTGGTATCGAGGACGAACTTTGGGGCATTGCGAGAAATCTAAACAAATATGGTAATGATTTTGAAGAATTGTTGGTTAAGGATAAGGAGGGTGTTGTCGGATTAAATTTCATGGCTACTCCGTTGGTGCGCTGCATTGTGGATAAGACATGGACAGTGCTCGGCTATAAGTATCATCCAGAAGGGAGGTTTTCAAAAACCAGCGAGGAAGATTTCAGGGCATATTTGGAAAAGAGAAAAGTTCCCCCTTTGGGTGAGGTCATCTTTGAAGATTGGGAGGTGGCGCATTTCAAACTCGGTTCTCGTCGTCGGTGGGACATATATGGCACCTGCTTGGATGGCGATAGCTTGGTATGGGGCCAGGAACAGGTCAGTCCCATCAAGAATATGGGCGCCGGATATCGTGCCGTTTCTTATGATGGCGGTCGGCTGATTGATGGCGATGTTGTGGCTCAGAAGAGCAATGGCATCAAGAAGGTGTATCGGATGACGCTGTGCCATCGGGAAATCGTGGCGACTTCAAACCATCCATTCTTGGTATATGCGAGAATCGGAGCAAGCAAGCGGCACACGGGCAAGGAAATCCGCCACTATATATATGCCGACAAGCCGGAGTGGAAGGAGTTGAAGGATATCAAGGTCGGCGACAGGGTGGTTATTTCCACCGAGATGGAGCACGGGATTGCTGATGTTGCCTTTGGATGCGACAGTAAGAAGTATCGGAAGACCATTAAGATTCCGACACATTCGTCGGTGGCGTTCTGCCGCTGGTTCGGGTTCATGTTGGGTGGCGGGTGGGTGCATGGCAACCAGGTCGTGTTCGCCGAGGGCACCAGCCGTGCGAACAATAAGCAATATAAGCAGCTCTTCAAATCACTCTTCGGCCTGGGCTGCACTTATCGCAAGAATGTGAATGGTGATTACGGGCAGTTCGTTGTGTCGTCAAAGGAGCTGGCTGAGTTCATGGAGGGCATTGGCTGGAAGAACGGGGCGCATAACAAGCGGCTGCCGGATTGGGTGTGGCGGCTTCCCCGTAGCCAGAAGGAAGCTCTGTTGTGGGGGTTCATGGACGCTGACGGGTGGGATGCCATGACCAATGGGCATAAGGTGTATGGCATTGAGCTGTGCAATGAGAGCCTTCTGCGGGACATCAAGGCCCTGATTGACGGCCTAGGGTATGCGTGCGGCAATGTCAAGTCCAGACAGCGAAGGGGACACCGGATGAAGGATGGCCGCATCATTCAGGGCGGGACTTCCTACTATCTGTTCTTCTATGACAACAAGCTCAAAACGCCGTTTGATGTGTCGCTGGTGCAGAGCATCGAGTATGTCGGCGAGCGTGAGGTGTTTGATATCCAGATTGACAACGATGCCCATAACTTCGTGGCCAATGGAATCGTTGTGCACAATAGCGTCCTCGAGGCGGCCCGATGGATATGGCGTCGCTTAGTTTTGCTTGAAGACTCTATGTTGATTTATCGTTTAACCAGAAGTCCTTCGAGGTTTGTATTTTTCGTTGATATAGGTGATAAAAGTGGGCCAGAGGCATGGAAACATTTGAATAATGTAAGGAATGAGTTTAAGAAAAAGAAATTTGTGAATGCCAGTGGCCACCTCGATATGCGCTATAACCCGTTGGCCAATGATGAGGATTTGTTTATCCCGGTGCGGGGCGGCAAGCGTGGCATTGAGGTGGAGACTCTACAAGGCCCTATTTATGGGGCTATTGACGATGTGGAGTATTTTAAGGATAAGCTCTATGCCGCCATTAAGATTCCGAAGTGTCTGAGTGGGGAGACCGAGATACCGCTGACGAACGGCCAGGTGGTTAAGATGGTAGAACTGCATCAGCGTATCGAAGCCGGAGAGAAGCTGTGGGTGTATTCGATTTCGCCGGAGGGCCATGTGGTGCCAGGTGAGATTTTGAAGACCGAGCTGACCGACCCGGATGCCAAGGTAGTTGAGGTCGAACTGGACAATGGCGAAAAGGTAGTCTGCACGGACAACCATCCGTTTATGCTTAAGGATGGGAAATACCGTGAGGCCAAAGACCTGGTAGCGGGCGACAGCCTGATGTCTTGGGTGGTTAGGAGTCCCCGTTGTGGGGTTGTGGCGGTTAGGGCACTGAGCGACAGGATTCCTGTATATGATTTGCATGTGAAGGACTATCATAACTTTGCTATTGCCCAGGGTGTCTATGTGCATAATTCATATCTCGGATTTGAGGAGGATGTGTCGGCTAAAGCCTTGTTGAGTCAGGAGGACATCCGTTTTAGTCGCACCATTTTGAGGATTCAGCGGGAAATTCGCAATGGATTTAGGCGAGTCTGTAATGTGCATTTGGCAGCCAAGGGTATTGACCCGGCTGAAGTTGATTTTGATGTAATGATGACGATTCCGTCAGCTATTTTCGAGCAAGCATATCTCCAGGTGCTACAAACTCGTGCAGAAGTCGCTGACAAAATGCAGGATTTTGTGTCCATGGACTGGTTGTTGAGGGAAATCTTTCATTTTTCTGACGCTGAAATTGCCGAGATGGAACGGCAACGGGCTAATGTGGATGCTGAGGGCAGGCCGACACTTGACCTGAGTGATGTGCCATCCGATGCTGAAATTCCTGTTGAGGTGCCGGAGGGAAGCGATGTGGTGCAACAGGTAGTGAAGGCTCTGAAACGGCAAGGTGTTTCTGCGAAGAAGGTGCTGAACGACCGCATTACTCTCGGCTTGGCCAAGGACAAGATCGACAAAGCTCTGAGCAGTGTCTATAAGCGGAGTGATGGCAGACGGATGGAGGGGAAGCTGGATGTTCTTTTGCGGAGCGATAAACGGCTTGAAGAGCGGCTGAAGAATCTTTCCAGTCTCTTGACCGAACTTAAACATGGTATGGCCATTCGGCAACATCGGACGACTAATGAGGAATAATTTGTGCCAAAACAGCATGTTACTCTTGACAATGATAATACTTATTTCATATAATCAAGTAAAATAATGAATTGATGGGAGATATCTCATCGTCCTGTGGAAGGAGATAATATGCGTCATAAAAGAACTCTCAACGAAGACCTTCAAATGATGGGACTTACGGAGATGTTGCCGAAGGTTGTTTCCGTAGAACCGCAGACCGTTGAATCGTATATTAAGATGTGGGGGGATTCTGGCTATCGCATCGCTTTGGTGGAGGCCAAAACGGGAGATATTATTGAAAGTGATTTTGACTTAAAGCGATATCCGCAGCTCTTAGGGGAAAAGGTCTTGGTTGGCGGCCAAATTGTTGGTTCTCGTTTTAGTTTTAAGTTACACAGTGGTGGGTTGGAAGGAAAAAGAAACCTCCATGAGGGTAGGCAGGTTGAAGTGCGTGCTGGCACTTTGACCTGTTTTTATTGTGGAGCTAAGACATATACTGGCGACATCGATGCCATTATTGCGTGTTCCAATTGTTGCCTGCCTATTAACAGGCAGTTGGCCGAGTCAGTTGAGCTTGATGCTCTGGCCGAAGCGAGTGCGGGGAAGAAACTTTATTATGTCCAGGATAACATTGGCAAGGCAAAGTATGTTGTTAATTTCCATGATGGTATAAAGACCCATGACGATGGTAGTCCCTTTTATGATGTTCGCACTTTCAGGAATAGGGTTGAGCGTGACCAGTTTGTTAAGGAGTTAGAGGCACGAGGTTACAAGAAGGCGAGTTCTTGGGAGGAACGGCATGCTCAGTCTGAGCATAATGCTCAAGGGGAACCTGTCCATGAAGAGCGGGGCGAGTCAGGGCGTTTAGGTTTGAGAATGCGGGATGGGGCTGGCCCTCATAGTAAGACCGGAAGAAGAGAGCCTCTGATACATCGGGGTGGTGTTGCCGAAGTGTCGCATGAGGAGGCGATACAGGCAGCTCAGGAAGTTCTGGATTCTGTCTATTCCAATTTTGATGATGAAATACCAGATGCGATAGATGCTGAAATACGGAAACAGTGTGATGCCCTGAAACGGAACAAGCGTCTGCTGTATAAATTGGCCGACGAGATTGAGTTTGCCTGGGGAGACAATCCGTCAGCCGAGGACTTGTATGCCGTTTTTATTGCTGACAAGGAAGGTGATGTTAGTTATGAATATTTTGGATGCCTTGATTTTTGGCCAGGTGCATCATATAGCCAGTATCCTTATCGTAGCTTTGTGTCCATTCCATCGTCTGTAGCCGAGGCGGATGATTTTGATGGCCACGAAAGACGATTGGCGTTCGAGAAACCGAAGCCTGATCCAGATAAGTTGCTGCTTGAGAAACGACGGAAAATCCGTCAGATTCGTCGTCGATGGATGGAGGCCCGTGAACGCACTGATCGTGACCAGTTTTTCAAACCAGGCATGAAGAAACCAGAGCCTAAGAAGCAGGGTGATAAAGAGCCGAAAGAGCCGACTAAAGCTTTCAACGAGAAAAATAAGGTTGTCGAGGGTATTGAGAAACGGGGGCAGTTTCAGAGGGACTCCTTAGGTGGGTGGAAGAGGCGGTATGCACTGAGGGAGAAAAGTGAGGCCGATGAGCCGATTGCCAAAATAAATGATAGCCATTACTCATTGGAGTTGGAGGACGGGAAATACAAGTATTCGCTCGGTAACTTTTCGGATAGTGGATGGTATTGGAGCGGTGATTCTGATGATGATACGATGTTGCTGTTTCTTTACCGCTTAGCAAATTCAGGAGTGTGGAATACTGATGTTAAGAAACAGTTACTGGCGTTTGAGGGTTTATCTGACTATTTCAAGAAAATTCGTAACAATGAGAACGAACTCAAGGAGTTGGCCCATGCTGTCGCAGGCGACAATGTTACATTCTATTTTGGGCATGGCTTCTGGGACTTGTTCGACGATTATGAGGTTGATGATGTTGAGGCTGTTGAAAGAGAAGTCATAGCCGATGTTGTTAAGGAGTTGAAGAAGCAAGTCCCCAGCGAACTGTCTGCCTTTCTGGATTGGGCGAGCAAAGCTGACCGTAATGATTGGCTTTATTCTATTTGGAGTGATGCCGTTAATAGGCATGCCACCGAGAGGCCGAACGATAAGGATGAGGGTGTCACCATCCACGGTCGGCTGATAACTGAGGAAAGTTTTCGGCGGCTGAGATATGGCAAGAAGAAGCGGCGGGGAACAAAGAGTGTTGACTTGGTAAAGCGGGTCGGTGAGCAGGTTGACTTGATTACTGACTTGAAGGTGTTGACCGAAGAGAAGGAATCTAAGATTACTAAACGAATGGTTGAGGACTTCCAAGCCATTATCAATGTCGTAGGCAAGAACTTGAAGTATATTGTTGAATCCGAGAATGATGAAATTAGCGATAAAAAGAAGTCCAAGGCGGCAAAACGGCTGAAGAATATTGAAGCCCTGAAGATTCAGGTTGGTGATGTAGTTTCAAAATTAGAGGGTGGAGACGAAGTAACAGTCAACGATATTCTGCCAATCATCTCTGCCCTCATCGGAGTGCTGGAGGAATATGTTGAAATTGCCCAAGACATCTTGGATGTAGTTGGTGGCTTAGAACCAACTAAGCCAGAAAAGCCAGTATCGGATGAGCCGACTACTTTGACGACAACTCCCGGCGGACAGCAACAGGATGTAGTCGGGGCAATGCAGGGGCAGGCTGTGACTTCGCCGACAGCCAGACATGGTGGTGTCGAATCCAGGCAGTATAAGGATAATCTGGCTGAAACATTTCCTGACGAGGGTTTTCCTTTAGAGAAATGTGGATTAGTCAAGATTGAGAAGGATGGGTATTACGGCCTAAAAAACAAAGATGGCGAAGTCATCGCCAAGCCTATCTATCAGTGGATTGATGATTTCGTCAATGCCAATGGTATGGTGCAGGTGAGACACAGGGACGGGAGGTCTGGAGCAATCGAGGTGTTTACTGGGGAAGAGGAGCTTCAGGAATCTGCTTGGAAGGAGATATCTGATAATAGTGGCAATTTGGTGCTGATTTCTTATCAGACTCCTGTGGCTGCTCGTATCGGAGGGAAATACTACAGAACTAGTAAGAGATATTCGGTCACTACATCAAAACATATTAACCAGTGGCTTAGAAAATATGGGGCAGAAGGGAAGGCCGAGGTCAAGCCTCCAGAGTTTTTCGAGAGTTTGATAAAGATTTCTCATGGCGAGATTTCTACTCCAACCAATGACTCGCAAGGGTCAGATGGCATGGAGCACTCGTCAGAAATTTCATTGGGTGAGGCTATTGAGGGTTGTCCCTCATTTATAAAGAAGAAGGACAGTTCGACTTTGCTTTTTAGAAGCAGACGGGGGGTGCATGAAGTTTCGGCAAAAGACTTGGTGGATTATTTGGTGACTGAAAGAAACAATACATCTGGCATCAGTAAACTTGGTTCTATTGAAGGTAAGAGTAGTTTAATTGCCAATTTATATCACAGTTTGCTGGAGGCATTTAAGAAGGTAAATGCACGGCAACTGGTGCAGGAATGCCAAAGGCGAGGCTTAAAATCTGTGTTTGCTGAAAATCTGGATGAAGCTAAGTAGGGGTAATAATAATGAAGTGTAAATTACTAATGGAGTCTCCTATTACTAAGGGAACAATTATTGATGTCGGTGCTCCAGTCGTTCTGCAGCTTGTTGAAGACCAGCAGACTGGAAAAACTAAAGCCAGGGGAACATTTGCTCTTGCAGATACACCGACCAGTAATCGTCGCATCTATCCGAGACGATTGTGGGAAAGGGAAACGGGAAAACTCCAGAAGGCCATTGAGGAACGCAAGCTCTTTGGGACACTTGACCATCCAGAGGATGGCCGCACTCGGTTGAGCGAGGTTTCTCATATTATTACCAAGCTTTATCTTGATGGTAATCAAGTTATCGGCGAGGCTGAAATCCTGGATACTATTCCTGGCCAGAACCTCAAGGCTATTATTAAGGCCGGTGGTCGGGTGGGTGTGAGTTCTCGTGGTGTTGGCTCGACACAAACTGTCGAAGAGGGAGAATTGGTGCAGGATGACTATAATCTGACTACATTTGATTTTGTGGCTAATCCTGCTGAGTCCTCGGCATATCCTAAAGTGGTGGTGGAAGAAAAACTTAATACAGGAGAAGGAGAGATGGCATCTGAAGAAAAACAAAAACTTATTGATGAGGCGATTGTCGCTGCGACAGCTACACTGAAAGAGCAGTATGAGCAGGAAAAGGTTAGGTTGCTCAGTGAGGCTGACGCCATGAAGAGGCAGATAAGTGACTTGTCTCATGCTTTAGAGGAGGCAAAACTTGCTCTTAAGCATTTGGGCATGACTACATTTTTGACTGGCTATCTAACTGAGCAAGACAATAAGGAGGCTATTACGGAGTTGGTGGGTGATGTGATGCTTTACGAAAACACCGATGCTTTGAAAGCAAAGGTAGATGCTATTCGCAAAAATATTCCGCCTAAACCTAAGGCTATGGTCGAGGAGAAGGTTGATATCAAGGCTTTGACCGAAGACTTGGGTATTATTAGGGGACAAATCATTTCCTTGAAAGAAGAGAGGGATACTCTGAGCCAAAAGGTTCGGGAACAGGAGAAGTCAATGCAGTTGATTGCGGCTGAAAAGGCCAGACTGGAGGAAGAGCTCGGCACATCGATTGCCTTGGCGAAGAATCTGGGCTTGCGGGCATACATGGAGCGAAGGCTTTATGGTAATCCAAGAGCTGAGCGGGTGAGAAGGATGTTCGAGGAGCAGCAGCCTGATACTAAAGAGAAGGTTGACTCGCTTATCGAATCGGTCAAGACGCCTTCGTCCGAGTTTATCCATATTAGGAAGGGACTTGGACGTGCGGTGAGGCCGGTGCAACCGGAGAGTCTTGAAGAGGGGGCTGAGAGCGGTGAGGGGGATGTCCAGGCTCTCAACGAAGAACTCAAAAACATTGGGGTGTCGGTCGAAATGATAAAAAACCTTTCTGGGACACAGTAGATATGATTCGCATCGAAAGACCCCAACAATACTTACAACATTAATAGAAGGAACTACTATTATGGCAGAACAACGCAAACTCAATCCATTCGTCAATCCGTTGACGGACGAGGGTTATGTCGGCTACTGTCGGAAGAAGTGGCAGCCTCTTATGGAGTCTACTTGGAGTGATTCGCTTCAGCGGACAATGGCCATTCTTTTTGAGAACCAGGCTCGTTCATCTGAAGCACAACTCAAGAAGTTACATGAGGACAGCACCACAACTGGAGATTTGGCATCCTATGTCAAGTATCTGTTCCCGACTGTCCGTAGGGTGTGGCCCACACTCATAGCCAATGATATTGTTAGTGTCCAACCCATGAGTGCCCCGATTGGTGGTGTGTCGTATTTCAAAGCGATGTTTAACACCAACAAGGGGAGCATCTCGGCTGGGCAGGAGATGATTACTAATGATGTGTTTTCTCGTTGGTATTCGTCTGACTATGTCGACGGTGAGTTGGTAGGATTGGGGGCGGGCGCACCTTTTACGGGCACTATTGACTTCTATCCTATTATCAAGCACGGGACGACTGGCTATGCCTCGTCTTACTATTTCACTGTGACCTATACCGTCGGCGGAGTCCTTAAGACTGCTATTGACCGAGATGGCGATGGTAAACTGTATGACGGAGCTACTGAAGTTGGCACTATCGATTATACTGGCACTAGCGACCAGCTCGTTTTGACCGTCAGCCCTGACAGCGGGACTGCTGTAACGGCTTACTACCGTTACAATATGGAAATGAATACTAAAATTCCGGAAGTCAGTTTGCAAATTCAGCTTGACGAGATTCGGGCTGGGAGCCGGAAGTTGAAGACTATGTGGTCGAGCGAAGCCGCCGAGGATGTCAAGGCCCTCTATGGGTTGGATGCCGAGGGTGAACTGGTATCAATGGTGGCATCGGAAATCGCTCTGGAAATCGACCGGGAAATTATTATGGATATTGCCAGTGTTGTAGATGATGTGGCCAAACTTGAGTGGGATATGGATGTGCCTGACGGCATCTCCGAGGTTGCTCATTTCCGCTCTATACTGACCAAGCTCAGCAACATGAGCAATATTATCCATAAGCGGTCATTCCGACAGCCGGGCAACTGGATTGTTTGCTCACCGGAAATCTCCAGTATTTTCGACCAGTTTGCTACTCATGGCGATTATCGTCCTATTCTGGCCGGGGCTGACAAGGACGCCCGTGCCCCCGTGCAGCCCCCGCAGAATGCTGGCGTTTATTTTGCTGGAACACTCCAGTCTCGGTGGGCAGTTTATGTTGACCCGTTCTTCCCCAAGAACGAACTTATTATGGGTCTGAAAGGGGCTACTTTTATGGATGCCGGCTATGTGTATGCTCCGTATATTCCGCTCCAGCTCACCCCGACATTCCTTGACCCCGCTGATTTCTCTATGCGTAAGGGTTTGCGGACTCGTTACGCCAAGAAGCTTGTGCGGTCGGAGTTCTATGCCAAGTTGACGGTCAATCACATGCCGTAACGAGCGAGTAATTTGGGTCACCGTAATGTGACATCTGAAACGACAGCCACAGGCAAGATTGATGGAGCATTTCCTCTCTTGCCTGTGGTTGCAAAAATGGAAAGGAGCAAAATGTCAGAAAATAAAGGAAGGAAAATCCGTCGATTTGTGAAGAGTCCAAAGAAGGCTGTTATACATATTGACGGTCGGCACATATCCAGTAAGGATGTTGTGTTTGAGGGAGATAAATATCTGCCAGAAGTGGCAGCGGGTCGCCTAGTGGAGATCGAACCCCGCTATGAGATATCTACCGAAGAACCGAAGCAATCGATCCAAGGGAGAAAGTCTGATGAGGGGCTGTATCAGGCGGAGGCGGACAGTCACGATGGGCGGGCAAGTGGTGCGTCGGTCGTTAGGAATGACACAGGTGACCGGGCAGAGGGGGGGGAAATTGACGACAGCAAGTCAAATAATAGCCAGAGTCAAAGTCAGAATGGCGAAGGTCAGGGGCAGGGGGGAGGCAGCAGGAGCAAGTTTGTCGAAGACAAAAAATTAGCAAAGCATGTCGAGTCGCAGCCTAGTGCCCGCCAGGAAACAGGCAAGAGGGGTGATAGGAAAGGTCGTCGTAGGTAATATTCTATGACTGAGGCTGAACTTAAAGCATCTATCCTTGCTCGGCTTGGTTATCCCACCGTCTGTGTCGAGTTGAAAGATGAAAATTGGGCGGAAGTGTTTGCTTCAACAACCCGTTGGTTTAATGCAAGGGTTGGTTTGTTGAAGCGAGCTCCGCTTCAGATTTCTAATACAGTCGGCCAGTATGTGTTGCCGGATGAGGTTAAAGATGTGGTCAATGTCTGGTTTCCTGGATTGGACTTTATGACCTCATTTAGTTTTGATATGCCGTTTTATATTCTATGGCAGTTGCCACACGGATGGGCTAGGAGCGGCCAGAGATTTTCTGGTTTGGTTGAGCGTCTTCAATATCTGGAGACAGCTCAGCGTATTTTAGGTGGCCCCGCCTGGGACTATGAGGTAGCAACTCATATATTGACTATTGCTTCGCCTGTAAGTGCGGAAGATGCCAGTTTGCTTATCTACGAGTATACGGCTGTTGCTACCAAGATTGATGATATCCAAAAACTTAATGATATCCAACTCTATTTTGACTATGCTCTGGCAACGGCGATGATTATGCTTGGTCGTATTCGTAGCAAGTATAGTGACCTGCCCGCAGCTCAAGGCACTGTTACACTGGATGGACAGAAACTTCTGGATGAGGGGCTGGCGATGTTGGAAAAATGCGAAGAGCGGGCATTCAGCCACTCAGATATGCCGATGTTTCTGACTGGATAGGAGGGAGAGGCTATGAAGCAATGTTTAGAATGTAAAACAAAATTGGTTGAAATACTCCAGAATTTCAAGAGCGAGATGTTTGATATTCCGAAAAATTATATGGCAATTTTGGAGCTCAAGTTCGACTTAGTGTTGAAGCATTTTGACACTATCATTGAACATTCCGATGACCGAGGTCTGGTTGATTATGCTTGGTTGCGTGACGACACAATCAGAGTCGCCGCTGAAATAGACAAGCAACTTTTAGAGATTAGTCCAGATGTGGCTTCTATTTTTATCTCTTGCCATGCACCGAACACTAAGGCTTATCTTGAGCGTTTGGAGGCATTTGCCTATCAGGACAGTGGGAAACTTTCTATTAATGTGATAATGCTGGAATTGAAGAAGTTATTGCGGCGTTCCTGTAATGATTTTGCTGAAGCATATATGATGAAAAGGCTAAGAGAATATAGTCTTCTTGGGGCTGTCGCATGAATTGGTGGGCTGTTATTCAATCTATTCTTAGCGGTTTGGCTTTGCTTTTGGCAGGGACTCTGGTCGGGAGTGAACAAAAACGCAGAGACAGGCTGAAAAAGGAAGAGGAAGAAAAGCAGAGGGAATTAGCCTTGTTAAAGGCTTCGATCGCTTTGTGTGTAACCAAGGCTCAGTTGCAGCCATACATTGACGAGGTGCAACGGCTCCGTGAGGAGTTGGGCAAATATCCAACACGGGAAGAATTGAAATCAGAAATTAGCCAGCTTGATGCTGCTCTGCAGGAACTTTATGGTAAGGCCGAGGTTGAGGTTGATGCCCTGAATGACAAGGTAGATAAGATGCGAGAGGAGAATGAGCGGGCCCATCGTGACCAAGAGCGTGGATTACAGTCGCTCCATCTGGAGTTAAAAGACACAGCACGGGATATTCCCAGAAACCTCCATGGGATTGTGATGGAGCTCCAGAAGCATGTCGAGGTTTTGCGTGCTAGGATCGGCACTCGGATTGGAGATTAAAAGAAGTTTAATATATAATAGGAGAATTGTCATGGCATTAGAAAAGCGGTGTAGCACAAAAGCAATGGGGCGTAATATTGCCAGAGAAATCAAAGCTGGCAAAGACAGAGACCAGGCGATTGCCATTGCCTACAATACACTAAAGAAAGCATGCGGCGTTACCAGCGATAAGCGGATGACCCCGAAGGAAATTGTAGCCCGCAAGAAAAGTGAAGCCATTGATACACCAGTATCGCAACTAAAATCGCTTTTGGCCGATTGTTGTAAGATACTCGGTGTTGACAGCAAACTTTTGGACGAAAGCGGTGATTTGGTGAATCGCATCATGGACTTTGAGCAAGGCTTGATGAGTGACAATGAGACTATTGAGTTATTTTCGGAACTCATCAAGACGGGACTAATTGACCATCTTCAGGGTTTTTATGGACGAACCGCAGCCGAACTCATTCGGCAGGGGTTTCTTGACTATAGAGGCAAAATACTAAAGAGGCCTACGGCAGAGTCGGTCGGCTTAGGTGAGTCGATTTGTGGCTTAAAAGGTGCAAGGACTATTAGTGAGGTGGCTCAGACAATCCGCAAAGTTGGAAAGAATCCTATCGTGGTGTGGGATGAGGGTAAATTTTCGGAAGAATATATAAAGGAAGTTTTGTCAAACATTACTGATTATGAGTATATTTATGATGACGACCATACTCTAATGAAGATTTACGAGAGCCCAGAAGTTAATGGAGATGGTCGGAAGTTTATTGATGCTCTAAAAAAGGCTGGACTTTATGACCGATTAGAACACTTGGTGCAGAAATATGTTTATTCTGACAGCGACCTTACTAAAGAATGGTGGGATGACATGATTGAAGACTTGACTAGATGGTTACAAAAGAAGAACCCGGACGGCTATTGGCGGGGTGAAGTCAAAGGCTTTGGCTGGCGAGGCACAAGCGGTCATAAGTATTTTAAGGCGGGGGATGGGCAGAAATTATTGGACGAGATTTTGCCAAGAGCTGACAACACTTTCTATATTTACGAGTTCGGCGAGGACGGCCTGGCTATTAACAACTTCCACCACGATGCCCCCACAGGCAAGGAGTGGTATTACATTGTGCCCGTGACCGTAGCCGAGTTCGAGAACCGAGGGGTGGAGGAAAGATTCCAGGAAGCGATGGGCAATGTCGTGACACCTCCAGCCATTCGCAAGAATGGAATGCCATTGGCTAAAGATAGGTCGGATAAAATTGAAGCCGATACCATCCAATCGAACCAATCGAAAACAAAAGCTCGCATCGCCTGGATTAAAGCCAATAAGGATGCAATTATGGCAGCCAAAACCCCCACGGAGGGGAGCAGTCGCAATGCCTACTACCGCCGTGGCATGTCTTCTGGGGGGTGGGGGTGGTGGGCTAAAGCCTTTGCCGAGGCAGGCATAGATTGCGAAGCTATGCCTTACTGGTCGGGGAGTCTCCCGACTCCCAGCACAGCAATTAATGCAGGAATCGCTGATTATATCATCAATAATTGCCCAAAGGAGTTATACTGATATTTAGGGGCGCCCCGCCCCGACCGACCCGGCGGATACCGGGGTTGCATATCTGTTATATGATTGCAGTTATGGTAATCGGGGCGATATTGTAGCTCGGACACAAATGACGGATGCAAAAAGCTTGCAGGCTTGGCAAAAGAAAATAGAGAGAAAGTATCCTGGCGGATTCGTTGGTTTTCGGTGGACATGAGGATGCTAAACCCTTGTGGTTGCAACCTCCGATGAGGAGAAAGCAAGGGTTATCCAGAACAAAACGAAAGAGCTCTATTCCAGGGGCGTCATTGTTCAGTTCGGGGACACTGGTATAGTCAGTTAATCGAAAGGTGCAATCAATTGCATGTCTCGGTGAATAATGGGCGGATTAGTTTGCCAACATGATTTGGATTTTATTGAGTCTGTCAATAAGGAGATTCCACACCTGGCTGGGATTGAGGTGGAGTTTTATGACCTCCAGGTAATTCCCTCCAAGATTGACCCGCTCTATCGCCAGCCCACTACCGATACTGACTGGAGCTTTGTCGGCCCGTATCTTATTGAGGCCACTGTCGAAAAACCCGTCCCAGCATTTACGGCCAATGACGAGGGGGCAACCAAGGAAGAGAAAACACGGGTTATATTTAGCAGGAAGTTGGTAGAAGACATTGGTATGCCATATCCGAAGAAGGGTGACTTGGTGAAGTTCTGGGGAGTTATGTTTACCATCATTGCAGTTGAGGATACAAGTCCTTTCTGGCAGAGCGGGCAAATGGTCAACATAACCACAGACCTTATTCGTCATTCGGAATATGTTCCTGAGCGGAAGATACGAATGCCTGTTACTCTTGGTCTTCGCCGATTACGAACGAACATTTATGTTGGGGTAAATTCATGAACTATAGGTTGTCACAAAATATTGCTAATATTGTATTGTCCGTTCCTTTGATAAAAAAGAACGGTGAACAAGCATCCGGCTTGACATTGACGACTATCTCGGTTAAGATAATCAGTCCGAATGGCACGGCTGTTACTGGTTTTACCCCACCGATTATTACTGAGCCGAATGGTGATGGTATTTATGTGCTAGTGTTCCCGTCTACAGCTGCGGTGAAGGCATTTGCTATTGCTGATACTCAGAATCCTTATGTGGTTTCGGTGAGTAGCACCGATACTGGCGTAGAGCCGACGACTGTTAATGTGATGATTGTTCCCACCGATTATCTAAATAATTTCATGCAACGAGAGGAGCGGTTGAATATTGTCAGAACAGTCAGTAACGGGGGGAATCGAATTAAGGTTGCTCTTCGGGACTATCGGGGGAATCCGATATCTGGTGTTAACCTGTCGAATGAAGTTCGGGTGAGGATTATCGGAGAATGGGTTACTGATGTTGAGGAACAATCACCGAGCGGGACTCATCAAGTTGATGGAGAGGAGTTGTCGGGTGCTCCGGGATGGTATCTTATTAGGACTGCAAATTATGGATTGCCAGAGTCATCTCCTGGTGTGTTGATTGAGGATTTGTTCCCGTGTTGGACGAGAGTAGAAATTAGTCCAGAGGTGTCTGGTCGTTTTATTCCTGTATTTGTGGATATTGCAAATTATCTGCAGGGTGCTGGCAAGCCATGAGTATGGGATGAGACTATAATTGAGACGGAAAGTAATGAAAAACCAGCATCTTATCTTGATTGAGAAAGACTTAAGTAAACTAAAATCTCTGATTGGTAAGGCTTCTCTTGATTTAGGTGTTACGCCTGAGGAGCATCCATTGCTCCGCAAGGCGGTTGATATTATTCCAGATGTTGTTATTGATTTTGCACTTCAAGGGAAAATTCGTGCTCTCCAGATAAAGACGAACGACATAATATTGTCTCTGGATAGGATGGGAGGGGCATTTTCTGATTTCATAAACTGCGAGAATCGGGGTGATATTATTATTGATGCCCTCAATGCTGTTTCATTTAATACACAGGCTGTGGTTAAGACTATTGAGGCATATTCCAAAATGGTAGTTGGATTCTCAGAGAAGGAAGTTATTGAGCGACATCAAGTCAGCAGTCGGGAGGGGGAGATAATTGAGGAGTTTTACGATAAGGCATTTGGCCTTATTCGAGATATCGACCTGACTAAAATTAACTATCGTCGGGTGGAAATGCTGGTCAATTCATTATCTACTTTTCGTGAATATCTTCGTTCTTTGAAAAAAATATCTGCCAAGATAGTGTCGAGTCACGACAAGAAGAAAGTGTTGACACCAGACTTGGCTGTTATGCTTGGCAGTGCATGTGCGACTATTTCTAAGGTTTCTGATGTTCTGGTGGGGGAGATGCAGTCGGCGGTGAAGGTGAAAGTTATTGTCGTGCCTGTTGAGGTGCAACTTGAGAAATTATAAGCTGGCAGACCTGGCAAGAGCGAATGTTATTATCAAGCGGACGACACTTGCTATTTTTAAGCGGCTGCCGCCGGTTGACGGCGAAACGTCTCAGGAACGGCTAAATAAGGCATTCAATTTTGCTTTACGGGGGTTGATTACCAATGGGGCTCTCCGAGAGCGATTTGGCGAGCTGGAGCTGACCAGTGCAGGTGTTAGGCAGGCTGAGCGACTTGCCAAAGATTACGACAATAGCGAAAAACTTCAGGAACTCGAAAATATTGCTCACGAGCTAAAGGTGTGGTGATGTTTGAGGTGCAACGAACAGGTGACTGGAAAGAACTCGGCGAAGTTCTAAAGACGATGCCTCAGCGCATCTCTGCTTTTAGTCGCAGGATGGCACAACTCACCGCTGAGTCGTTTTTGAACGAGGTAAGGGAAAAGTTGCCGAAATCGCCTCGCTATCAGGTGTATCGGGATGCTCTGGAGGTGAAGCAAATCGAGCAGACGAGCGAGATGCGAAGGAAGGTTATTCACAGTTATGCTGTTGTCGCTTCCCCAGTATTAGAGGATATGTCACTACTTGATATTAAAACTACTATCATTTATGTTCTTGGCGGGACATCAATTGGTAATGTGTTGGCACAATACAATCCCTATACTATTGACACATTGCCGGTGTATAAAGGAATTGAGAAACAGAAGTATGTTTATCGTCAGGTGACCGAGGGTGAGGTCACGAGAATTAGGCAGGCTAGTCAGCGGGTGTCAAACTTGGTGATAGAGAACCTCAGTAAAATCGGAGTGGTGGCCAGAATAGGTGCACGGCAGATGCACTTGCCAGTGCTGAAGGACATTGTGTTTCAGGCATTGCGAATGGAGTTCGGCATTATGGGTGAGCAAAGCATTCCGATATGGCGACGAGTAGTGAAGAATCCGAAACCATTGGTTGATACAGTAGTTTCTCAACACAAGGAACTTGGTAATATTTTGTTTGGTAGAGGTAAAGATTACCAGCAGTTGTTGCTTGATCAGCAGACACCGAAGATGCGGGAAGATGAAACCAAAGCATTCAAAGAGTTCGCACAACAGGTAACACAATAATGGCATATCCTCACGAAACACATGGTGAAGTTTTTATCAGGAACTTCGATGAAGGTATTATGCGGACACTTGGTGCCACATTGGATACTGTTAACAACAAGTGGGTAAAGGTTATTCCGGGTATTAGCGACCCTACAAACATCGATTGTGTGTTTGTGACGCCGGAACAGGTTCTTTCGGATTATATTTATCCGAGCTTTGTTGTGCGGCGTCAAGATTTGCGAGTGGCCACCGAACGAATGTTATGTCCAACACTTGATTATAAAGAGCAATTTGAGGAGGATGGCAAATTTTATAATGAATCAAAATTAGCTGCTTTGCCGTTTGACATTACTTATTTGGTGCAGGCTATTGCCCGTTATGAACGACACATGCTTCTAATGCAAAAGGAAATACTGCGACGGTTTCATCGCTGGAAAGAGATTATTGTTTTTGATACTTTAGGGGTGAAGCGCAGTTATGATATGGCGGTAGAGCCGGTATCGAATGTGAGCAATCTGACTGACCTGAGCTTAAAGAGTTCTGGTTTATCGCTTAATGTAATGGTCTTTGCCGAGATTGACCTTTCTGATCCGTATGTGGCAAAGACGGTTGATAAGAGTCCGATAATTCGGACACAATCGAAAATTTCATAAGGAGAGTAACTGATGTTGAAAGTAACTAGTCAAGATAGTGGCACACTAACTTTGAGACTGGCGGGAGGGGTATATCTTCATTTACATCGCTATGCCAGTGCTGAGTTAGAGGACAAATACGAGCCTGACTTGGAGAGATTCATTAAACACGGTGTTAAGTTAACTTATAAAAAGGTTGCCGTGAAATCTGGGCTACCGAAAATGGAGATTTACAAGTCTGAGTTGTCGAAGGGCGAGTGCAAGGATGGACTGAAGTCAGAGGCGGAGAAAATAGAGGAAACTAAGAATAATGGGCACAAAGGTGATAGCAAGAAAAAGTAGAGATAAATTATACAATCAAGGACAACCGAACTACAAGGAGAAATATTATGGAATATCTTAGCGCAGGAGTCTTCGTCCAGGAGCTCAATAGTGGTGCTCGGCCTATCGCAGGTGTCGGGACTACTACATTGGCTCTTTTGGGCAAGGCCGAAAGAGGCCCTATTAACACTCCAGTATTGGTTACGAGTATGGGCGATTTCTATCGCACATTTGGTAATATTGCTCGTTACCGAGTTGGGGCAACCGATTACGAGTTTTTCTATCTGGGTATGGCTTTAAGCCTGTTCTTTGCCAACGGCGGCACCAGAGCCTATATTGTCCGCATTGCCAATACTACCGGCGGGCCTGGCCATGCTGCGGTAGCGGCAACTGCTGACTGGACTACTCTCTGGACTCGCACGGCGAAGAATGAGGGTATTTGGGGAAATCGTATTTCGGATATTCTGACTGAGGACAGCAACAATCAGGGCGTTATTGTTGGTGAAGTGCAAGATATCTCAACTGGCACTTTTACATTGAACTTTCATCCAGTAAAGCCTTATAGTGTGCAGTTTACCTATAATAGTGGTGCTGGGCCGACCACGATTGTTTGCCATGATGGTGGCGATGGTAAATTGTATGATGCATCGGGAGGGCAAGTCGGCACTATTAATTACGATAGTGGTGTTTGCGCCATTACCAGCCCCACTCCCCTGACCCTCATTGGTGGCATTACTTATGGCTACAAGATGTATGTCTACGAGATTTACTACCAGGACAACCCGCAGGATAGAGGCACAAAGCGGTTGGTCGAACGGTTTGACAATCTCGACTTGGTGAATGAGGCTGGGCAGCGGTATTTTCCGAATGTGGTGAATGACGAAGATACCGGGTCGGAATATGTCAAAATTACCAAGTTATCGGGTGGCGTGCCATCTCCGTTGCCGAGCGAATCTTATTTGGAGAATGGTGCTGAGGGCGATACTATTTCGGATACCGAGCTTCAGGCTGGGCTAGATTCGCTTGACCATACCACCGATATGATGATGCTGGTAGCTCCCGATACACAGTTTGCTGGAATCGCTTCGTCATCTAAAGTGCTCATTGACTATGCTGATAATCGGGGTGATTGCTTCGCCATTTTAGAAACCCCCGCTTCATTGAAGCAAGAAAGCGATATGAGTGAAGTGGTAAAGTATGTGCAGGCAACTCTCAACAAGAATACTTCGAGGGCTGCTCTTTATCACCCGTGGGTGCGGATCGCTGATCCGTTAGCACAGGCTCGAAAAGTAGATTTTCCGCCTGCTGCTATCATAGCTGGCATTTATGCCCGCACCGATATTACTCGTAATGTTTCCAAGACTCCTGCTGGGATTACGGATGGGGCATTGCGTGGCGTGTTAGAGTTGACCTATTCGACTAATAAGTCGCAGCGGGATGTTATCTATCCGGCACGGGTGAATCCATTGGTGGACGAGCCGCAGACTGGCTTGTGTGTCTGGGGCGGACGCACACTGTCGTTGGATTCTTTATGGAAATATATTGGCGTGCGGCGTCTATTCCAGTTTTTGGAGAAAAGCACTTTTCTGGCTACTCATTGGGTAGTCTTTGAGAACAATGATGCAACAACTCGCACTAGAGTGCGTCTTCAGATGGAGGCATTTTTGCTTTTCCTGTTCCAGCAGGATTACTTTGCCGGCAAGACTCCATCGGAAGCATTCTATGTTGTGTGTGACGAAAGCAACAATCCGCAGTCGGTGGTAGACCAGGGTCTTCTTATTTGCGACATAGCTGTTGCTCCGAAGAACCCCGCAGAATATGTAGTTTATAGGTTCCAGCAAAAAACTGCAACCGCAACAGTCTAACCATTGCTCTTTTTTATGGGGTGGCCGGGGCAAGCTATAATAGTTGTTGCATAATGGAGTATGTTCGATGTAAAAAAAGAGAGAATAAATCATGGGAGGGGGTAAAACTGAGCATAAAATAATAATAGCCGACTCAAGGTCAATGCAAGAAGTTAGCAATGGGTCTGTTCATCTTGTTGTTACCTCCCCACCTTATTGGCAACTCAAGGATTACAACAATAGTCGGCAGATTGGGTTTAACGATACCTACGAAGAATACATAAACAACCTCAATTTGGTCTGGAAGGAATGCTATCGGGCATTACACACTGGGTGCCGACTGTGTATTAATATCGGAGACCAATTTGCGAGGTCGGTTTATTATGGTCGCTATAAGGTTATTCCTATAAGAACAGAAATCATCAAATTTTGTGAAACCATCGGTTTTGATTACATGGGTGCAATTATCTGGCAGAAGGTAACTACTTGTAATACTACTGGTGGTGCATCCATTATGGGGTCGTATCCATATCCAAGGAATGGCATTGTGAAGATAGACTATGAGTTTATTTTGTTGTTTAAGAAACCAGGTCTTCCTCCGAAAGTCAATAAAATGATAAAGGAGAAATCCAAACTATCCATAGAGGAATGGAACAAATATTTTTCGGGACACTGGAATTTTCCTGGAGAAAAGCAGGATAATCATTTAGCCATGTTTCCTGAAGAATTGCCAAGGCGTTTGATAAAAATGTTTAGTTTTGTTGGGGAGACCGTGCTTGACCCATTCCTTGGTTCCGGCACAACGACCCTTGCTGCCCAGAACCTGAACAGAAACTCCATCGGTTATGAAATAAACGAATCGTTTTTACCCGTCATAAAAGAAAAACTCCGTATCGAAGAACCAGACATGTTTAATAAAACCAATGTGGAGTTTCTTAAACCAAAACGGCAAGAGATAGACTATTGCCAGCAACTCCAGGTTTTGCCTTATATTTTTCATGATTCGGTTCAATTTGACAGGAAGGTTGACCCAAGAAAAATGTCTTTTGGTTCGAAAATTGATTTGAGCGGCAATGGGAGTGAAACAGAAGAATATCTACGGGTGAGACAAGTCATCTCTCCAAAAGAGATAGAGGTTTCGAATGGTCTTATAGTGAGATTAATAGGAATCAAGGAGATAGCTGAAAAGGAGGGAGAAGCAACTAAATGGCTATGGGATAAATTGAAAGGGGAAAGTATTTGTTTGAAATTTGACCAAATCAAATACGATGAAAATAATCGGTTACTAGCCTATCTCTATCTCAAGAATAAGACATTCATTAACCTCCATTTTTTAAGAACAAATTTGGTGCAACTAGACAAAACCTTTCCATTTCGATACTTAGAAAAATTCAAAGCTATAATTCAGGGCAATTCAAGTGATGAAAAAGTTAAAGATAAAAACGAGGAAGTTTCTCGGTTGCTTGATGCTGAGGTTGTATCGTTTTCAAAATACACAACGCAACTCATTTAATTTTAAGCAATAATGCGACGACAGACTGAATTGCAAATCACACGAGACCTAAATGAGTTGGCCAGACTTTTTCTGCGACGGTCTGGGGGGCTCCATGAGGAGGATGGAGCAAGGGAGAAAGGCCTGCTTGAGAGGTTGGCTAAACTAAAAAGGTATACAATGACACGGACTAATGATAGGTTTAACGACCAGGATATGGTCGAAAGACCTGACGGTATCTATGTTGAGTATGATGAGGTGATAAAAGTAATTAAGGAGTTTCTGGGCAAGACCGAGGCGACGACTACTGCCAACATTCCGAATGTGCTGATTGGCGGTCCACCGCCCGTCGTTTCTCGGTTGTGGGCTCGTCGGTGGGAGCGGAAGCCCAAGTTTTACGATGACGAAGAAGATAAATAAACAACTTAAAATATAAGGAGTTATAAAATGCCAAGAGCAATTGCATTAGACCCGTTACTTAATCAGCGGTTTTTGGTGTCGGTCATCGGTGCGGATGGTGGTCTTCAGGCTATTCTCGACCCATTATTCGCTGCAGGTTTTGCCACCTGTGAGTTGCCGGAATACACGACTGACCCAGTGACTTATAAAGAGGGAGTGTGGCGATTTGAGCGCAAATATCCCTCTGACCCGAAAGTCAGTGATATAGTGCTGACCAGAGGTGTAGTTAAAAAGGATACCTCATTCTTCAACTGGATGGTAGCTCAAATTAACGGGAAGCCTTACCGAGCTGATTTGGCGGTTTATCACTTCCACCGAGAGGACTGGTCATCTGATAATGGACAGCCCGATACTCAGACACTTACTGATATCTCCAAAGCCAGCAAAATATACAAACTGCACGAGTGCTTTCCGATTCGTGTGCGACCGGCGGGGAATCTGGATGCCAGTAGCAATGATATCAATATGAGCGAGTTATCTATTGCCTTGGAGTGGTTCGAAGTTATTTCTAAGGAGTAGCGAATAGTGGCCCGCTCTGCTCTCAAAGATATTCTTAGGAATGATTCATTTTATCTTTTGGATTTCAGCTTGGGCGAGATGATGTTTGCAACGCAGCTTGTCCAGGCTGGATTCAAGTCATGTTCGGTGCCTGAGTTGACAATAGAAACCCAGGAGGTGAAGGAGGGCAATTGGCCCTTTTCTCGTCGGGTCATTACTGGCGGCGGGGTTAATTCCATTACAGTGACGAAAGGTGTCACCTGGTATGACTCTGATTTCTGGCGATGGATTTCTCGGTCATTGCTCGGTGAGGGTGGGGGGTTGCTTAGCCAGATACCGGGATTGCCGATGGGGATTCGGAAGGATTTTGTG